GATTACCAAAGATTGTTGTTCGGTCAATCAGAACATCATACTTTGCTTTCTTGCAATGCACCACTGTCGTCATTGGTCAGCCCCTTATATTTCTTCTGTGCGTACTTTCTTGCTGTTCCATGTCACCACCTATCTTTTTCGTTAATTTCTTCCATTATATCTAAATCAATCTTGGACATGGTTTTGCCGTTTGCAGGGAACATTGGGTCTTCCCAATAAAGTTCAGGATTAGCAAATCTATCAAGCTTACGCCAGCATCGATAACAATGCTCTTGACCTTCCGGTACATCGCAACCGCACCCAACACATCCGGTAGTGTGTTTTGTTGGTTGATGTGTCACTCTATCTTTGAATCGTTCCCTTCTAAACGATTTCCAGATTTGTGGACAACGTTTGCGTAATGAAGTCATGCGTTCCTTTACGGCACTCACTGTTATACCAAGAATCTTAGCAGCGTCACTGTACTTAACACTCTTTGCCCTGAACGGATTAACGAGTATCATCACTTCTAACTGCTTCTTCGTTGGTAACTTCCCCGTTATCTGGTCGGGTTTCACCTTCTGGATGTACTGTTCTATATCTTCCATAACTCTATTATACCAGATTGCTACCAGAAAGTCAACCCTTTTCTTTTGATTTTGTAAAAATTTTTACTACGTTTATGTAGTCCGATAAATTTTTCTTACTATAGCTGTTTTTGGGCTGTTATCGAGGATATGTTAAATTTTTTGTATTTTTAAGAATTTTATTGGAAGAAAATACCTACGAATCCTGCACTTTTCAGGGCAGTATGGTGGGTATAATAAAATATATTAAGCAAAGCCATAAGCATGGCAGATAAGTGGGCTTAATTGACATTACCAACCTCATGTGTTGGAACACTCAATTAAGCGAAGCTAATAAGAGTGTTATTATAAAGGGACTATATAGTATGAAAACATGCACCTGCTGTAACAAGGTGAAACCACTTGAAGCATTCTTTGAAAGAGAAGATAGACATGGACACTACTCATGGTGTTGTGACTGCATGAAAGCATTAGGTCGTGACATAATGTCACCATGTCAAGTCGGTGGTGGATTAGTAGATGGTGGAATGGAAGTTCTTGAGGAAAGTTTATGATACTGACCTCTGTAGTCAGATTGTCACGTGGCGTTAATCGCACGTACCGCAAGTCAGTATCATTTTATAATCTGAGTGTAGGCAAGTTTGGTATGTCGCACGGCTTGTCTTAGAAACAAGAGTTTATAGGTTTGAATCCTATCGGGACTACTTATGAGTCGTTCTTATGCAAGAAAGTATCGTATCTGCGGTACCATAAAGGGCATGAAAAGGTTTGCCAACAAAGCTGTCCGACAGAACAAAACTTTCTGTGAGAATGGAAACAAATTCAAACGGCTATTCTGTAGCTGGAGCATTAACGACGGTGGACGTGCTCGTCCATTCCCATACGTTGGGAAGAAGTCAAAGTGGTTTGGAGAGAGTGACGTAGATTGGGTAAGAAAGCTTAGAAGAAAATGATAGCATTGCAATGTCCAAAATGTAAATCACCTAACTGTGATAACTATGCATGGGGTTATGAAGCTAAGTTAGCAACAACAGACGAAATGAAGTTTCAAGTTGTATGCAAAGATTGCGGTTGCGAGTTTGATGTCACTTGCACACTCACTATCGAGAAAGCAGAGATAAATGTCGAGAGAGATAGTAAAACAAAAGGGTAACTTCAACATGGCGTTACTGCCAGTGATTAAAGGAATGGCTGCTTTAGGTCATAGCGAAGCAGACGTTGGTTTAGTTATTGGTTACACAGGACGAAACCCTGAAAAGTTTTTCAAGCAATTGTGTGAGGAAGTACCAGAAGCTGCCGAAGCTTATAAGGTTGGCACACAGTTAGCAAACACTGAGTTAGTGACCAGAGCATGGGAAGTTGCGAACGGTTATAAATATAAAGAGACAGTAAAAGAATACATCTTCGAAGATGAACTTGATAATGATGGTAATCCTACTGGACGCAGGATTAAAACACTTGTCAAGGAAAAGAATTATAACAGGGTACGTGACGCTGACAGTTCTATGTTGAAGATGTTGCTTATAAGTAGAATGCCAGAGCATTTCACTGATTCGAAGAAAGCACCATCAGACTTTGACCCAATTGGTGGTTATGACCCAACAGCAGATGAGATTGCTCACTTCGCTGGTGAGTTCGCCAAGATGTTGAAGAAGCTTTCTACCAAGAAGATTGTATCTAAGGACGTAAAGAATGAGTAAGTTTTCGATGTTTGATGATGTACAGAGTTTGATTGATGCTGTACCAAGAACAGTCTTAGAGAATATTGAGTTTCGTATGGACTTTCATACGATGCTTGCGAAGGATAAGAAGTTGCAGAAGGTCTTCTGGAATTTCTGTAGGGAAGATTTACAGGTATTGTTCGACACAACTTTCTGGACGCTTAACCCACGAAAACCTTGGGGCAAACAGAACCAACCGTTTATCTTAAGACCACAACAGATACCTGTAGTCCACAGGATTAATGAGAACATAAGGACAGGTCGTGACACAGGTATCAACAAAACACGTGACGAAGGTGCATCGGAAATATGTGCCAAGATATTTTCTGCTTGGGTTATGCTTTATGAGCGTGTGTCTTTTATTCTCGGTTCTGATAAAAAAGAGGATGTGGACAATATTGGAAATGACTATACTCTTTTTGCCAAGGTGGACAACGTATTTCAGCACCTGCCTTCGTGGATGGACTTCAAGTACCAGTCAAATGGTGGCTGCATTAAAAGAAAGGATATGCTGCTACGTGTTGGACGAAACAACTCAGCGATTATCGGTGAGACAACTAATGAAAACTTTAGTGCTGGTAGTCGTGCGACTGCTATGGTACTTGATGAGTTTGGTCGTATACATAAGTCTGTCGCTGATTCGATTGAAGGAACAGTACATGCTGTTACTAATTGTGTTATCTATTCTTCTACTCATTGGTTGGGACAAAATCATACGTTCAATGTTTGTCTCAATAAGACGACAACAGATACGGTCGAATTACTATGGTACCAAAATCCTGAGAAAGCAGAGGGATTATATGAGTCTCCTGCCAAGGGTAGAATAAAGCTTGTTGACATGCCCTACTATCAGAAGAAGATGTCAGGTCTGATAGGGCACTTGGACGAGAACAATGAGTTTGAACTTGAGTCTGTACCGGAAGAGTATAAGGAAAAGTTTATTGCTGATGGCAAAGAAGACCCGGTTATTATTTGTCGTAGTCCATGGCATGACTACAAAGAAGCACAGTCGAAAGGTAACAAGCGTGACTTCTACTGTAACGTTTGGGCAACGCCGTTAGGTTCTGCTGATACGGTATTTGACCCATCTGTTTTGCACAAAATAAAAACTAACGAAGTCAGACCACCTAACTTTTCAGGTGAGGTCGTCTTCGATTTTAACAGTGACGATAACATTGTTAACTGTGAGTTTGTACCTAACCTTGGTGAACGAAGATTACAATGGTGGGGCAATCTTGTCAATTACAATGAGAATGGTAAACCAGATTTTCGTCCTGACCAAAGACATAACTACATCATGGGGATAGACCCCGGACAAGGATTGGGCAGCAGTAACTCAGTCGCATATCTCTATGATGTTAACACACACGAATTGGTTGGTGAATGGGTTTGTGCGTATACCAAACCAGAAGCGTTCGCTGACATGTGTGTAGCAATTGCTTATTGGTGTGGTGGTGTGGAACCAACGTTTCTAATCTGGGAACGGAACGGTGGACACGGTACAGCATTTACTGAACGCATCAAATACCTTGGGTATTGGCACTGCTATACAATGACAGTTGAGGATGCAAAGACTCGTAAGAAGAAAGACAAGTTAGGTTTCTTCTCAAATACAGAACGCAAAGCTGCGTTACTGTTAGAGTTTGGCATTGCTCTGGGTTATGCGTTGGGTGGCAATAAGAGATACGTATGTGCTTTTATTTATTCCATCGAACTTGTAGAGGAATTGTTCGACTATGTTTTTGTCGGAGAAGGCAAAGAGATTCGAACATCATCTAAAGCTGACCTTAGTAGTGGTGCTTATGAACGTCACGGTGACAGGGCAATTGCAGCAGCATTGTGTATCCTTGGAACACGTGACCAAATACCGGGAGAAGATTACGAACAGAAACATGCACCTGCTGGCTCATTCGAATACTATAGGCAAGAAGAGGAACGAAAGCAAAAGGAAGACGAACAAACAAAAAAGAAATACTTATTTTAGGTTAAGACTATGCCAGAAGACACCAGACAAATTATCTTTAATCGTCAACATAAGGGACAGAAGTTTGAGGAACGACTTCAAATAGTGTCACGTGGTTGGCAACTTAAATGGCTTGACCCAATGGAGCATTCTCAAAAGCTTCTTTATTCTTATGCTTCCGGTTACTTTGATAAGCGTAGGGCAAGAGAGCACCCTATTAATTTAATCGACCGCGGTGTTAGCACCGTAGTGCCGTTCTTGATTGAGGGCGTTCCGAAGATTAATGTCACTACTCAGATACCTAATCTGAAACCGACAGCAAGACGAACTCAGTTGGCAATGAATTGGTTGATTGATAAGAAGATGAAATTGTCTGAGTCAGTGTTCATTCCTGCTGCTATAATGAGTATGTTTGGTGATGTATACACCAGAACTTTTTCTGAAAATGACAGGGTAATTAATCTGCATGATGAAGTCATTAGGTTAGGCACTCCTAAGATTGCATTGATAGACCCTGCTGATTATATTGGTGACCCTGCTGCTAAATCAAGGGAAGACTTTATTATCGAAGGTGACGTGTACAGACTGCCTACTGATTACGCACGTGACATCTTTGATAAGCCAGATAGCATTCTGCCATCTGGTAAATTAATTTCCAAGTTCAGTGCAGAGCAAGTTGCAAGTGGTCAGTTCAATTGGAATCAACTTAACCTTCGTGACTATACAGTATTTCAGGATATATTTATCCGTGATGAAAATATTGTTGTCACGATAATGCCGTTTGGTAATAAGCCCGTTCGCTTGAGAACCATCAGTTATGATGGCCCCGGTGACAGTCCTTATGACCATCTTGGCTATAAGTTCTTTCCCGGTTGTCCTATATCTATACCACCTGCATGGGCATGGAATGACCTTGATGTCACTATGAACATAATGGCAAGAACTGCCAGAGAGCAAGCTGAGTCTCAGAAGAATGTTATTATTGCTGAACCAGCTTCGAAGGAAGTTGCGAAGAAAATTATCAACGCAGCTAACATGGACTTCTTAGTAAGTTCAAATCCAAAAGGTATTCAAACTGTATCCGTGGGTGGAGTTAACCCAGAGAATTATAACTGGATGGAGTTTGCTGAGACTGAGTTTACGAAGACAGGTGTTAGTACGGACATTCTTGGTGGACGTGGTTCTAATTCCCCAACACTTGGTCAGGAACAGATGGTTTATATGAACGCAAGTAGAATCATACGTAACATGTTTACCCGATTCGAAAACTTTATGACATCTGTTGTTTCCAAACTGGCGTATTACGTTTGGACAGACCCACTCGTACATATACCAGTTATTGAGAAGATACCCGGACTCGGTGAAATGCCATTGGTATTTTCACAGTCAGATGTAGTGGGTGACTTCTACGACTTTGTATTTAACATTAAACCCCATAGTTCTCAGAGGATGGGGCCAGAACAAATGTATCAGCGTATGATGCACTTCATGGGCAGTTGGGTACTTCCGACTGCACAGTTGTCGATGGCACAAGGTGCTCAAATTGATATACCTACTGCCACACAAATACTTGCAGACTATGCTGGTCTTGAAGATTTTGGTCAGTACTATAAGTCAATCATTCCACAGGAACCGGGTAATGTTCCGTTTATGATGATGCCACAACCGGGACAAACAGGTGGTGGTAAAAGACCAAAGGGTGGAACTGGTCAAACTAACGATTCGTTTGGTGCTACTGCTGATAGCAGATTAGCAAACTCTGAGCAAGCTAAACAATCAAACAATAACAACAGTTTAGTTATATAGGTGAAACATGGCAGCGACAATAGATGTTAGTGTAATAATTGAAGCTTTTGAACTTGATGGTGACGTAAGCTTCATTTCTAAGGAAACCGATGGCACTACACCTAACACTTATGTTAAGCACATGCCTACTCTCGCAGTTGCTGACACGGAAGAATCACTTGATGTTGGTGACGTATCGACTGCTCAGTTACTGGTCATAAAAGCAATTGACTTTGACCTTGATGTAGACCTTGACTTTGTGACATTGTTTGATGCTGACTTAACAGTTAAGGCAGGTGGCCCTGCTGCTGTTATTCCTAACCCGGCTGGAACGATAAAGGTTAAGAATAGTACAGCATCACAAGCCCCACAATATAAATATCTTTTAATAGGAGCTACATAATGGCTAAAGCAGACTACAAAGTAAATGAGTCTATCACTGTTATAGTGAGAATGAAGGCAGGTGCCACGTCTGTGAATATGGACGTGTATGATGAACTTGATGCTTTGGATGCCATTCAGTCTGGTGCTATGACACAGATAGGTACAAGCAAAATATGGAAGAAAACGTTTACGCCTGACACGGAAGGCGATTGGCATATTAAAGTATTTGATGATTTGGGTGGAGAAACAATTAAACATTACTCCGTTGGGCAGTTTAACATTAACGCCATTGGTGCTGATGTTGCTACTCTTGATGCAAAGGTTGATGCTATCGATGGGAAGTTGACTAACATAGAGAACCCACCAATGATTGGGTAAGATGTACACAATTGGTAAGCAGAGACTATTTTATGTATCCCAAACTTCTGGAAACAAACTTGTAGAGGCCGAGATTATTAGCCCTACTCTTACTGAGTATGGGCCATTTGAAATGACGTGGTTAACTGATGACACTTTTTACATCGATATTATTTTCAGAACATCAGGTTCATATGTTTTCAAAGTTTTCGAGAACAGTACGCAGGTGCACAGAGACATCTTGCGTATAACACGTGGAAGGTATGTGGTGTATCCGCAACCGGGTGACATAGAAATTTTTTGAAGGGACAGTTAAATGAAAATGCTAAGAAACAATATCTTGGTAAAGCCACTGCCTAAGAAGCAGATTGGTAAGATTGTCACACCATCGAGTGTGAAAGAAGATTGGTACCGCGGTGAAGTAATTTTGGTCGGCCCACTTGTAGGTCTTACAAGACCAGCTAATTGTCCGACACTTGGACAGGAAGAGAAACAACCAGAAGATGATGGCATCAAAGTTGGTGACATAGTTATATTCCCACCATCGATGCGTGGTTCTTGGCCTAAAGTAGATTACGAAGGCGAAGAAATGAGTATCATCAATGAGATAGATGTTTGGGCGATAGAATAATGCCAAGGTATGCAGCAAGTTGTGACGACAAAATAAAATGTGGCAGGATATTTGATTACTTTAGTAGTATTGCTAACCGTAACAAATGCCTTGATAAGTGTCCAGACTGCGGTTCGTCTGCACATCGTGACATTGCAGCGGAGTTGGCTTGTATGGGTGACTTTAATGGCACCTGTAAAAGTAACCCACGTTGGTCGTGGAGTATGGGAGTACCTGCTTCTCAAGTTAACGAGTTTAGGAAACGTTTTCCTAATTCAGTATATAGTGACGATGGAAGGTTACTTGTAAAGAGTAGACAAGATAAGCTTCGCCAAGCGAAGGAACGCCATATGTGCGAGCTTGATTAATTGGAGAGATAGAATGAGTGCAGAAACAAAAACAGAGGCAGAGTGTAAAATTTGTGAACAGAGTTTTAGGATTGAAGGCATGAAAGAAGGCAAATGTGTTGTCTGTGCTGAGAAGTATCCTAAAGCCCAATCCAAAGCAGAGGTAGTGTTGAAGAAGAAACCCAAAGCAAGAACACTTACAGAAGATGTTGTCAAGGAAATCGTTTACGAAATTCTTGAGCAAGCTGGTATTGTTCAGAAGCTTTGTGAGAAATGCGGTCAAGCTTATTTCCCGAAGTCACCTGCTGCAAAGCAATGTGAGAAGTGTCGGGTAAAGTCTGTTACTGCTTCTTCAAAGAAAGATGATAAGAAGGATAGCAAATAATGGCAGAAGACAATGACCAAGTAATAAATAACGATGTCACTGACGACAACGTTAACGTAGATGATAGTGTTAATGATGATGCGGCAAATCAGGACACTATCGAAGATGAGGATAAAACGGAGTCTGAAAAGAAACAAACCCTTGTCGATAAAATAAGAAACGTACTTAAGAGGTCACCTGACAATGCTGGTGACGACACTGAGTCTAACGATACAGAAACCGATTCGAGTGGTGGTAGTGACACTCAGGTCACAGATGATGATATACCTGATGAGTTCGTTGAAGTAGCTAAGGATGCTAACTGGACTGACCAGCAAATCATTGACCATGCTAAAAAATACTCGAATGCGGATTTAATGGCTCAGATAACTTTTTTGCAGAAGCAGGATTCGGATACTGAAAACAGTTCAGATAAATCCGATGATACGGACAAGTCTTCTGGGGAATCAAAAGAGAAGTCTGGGGAGTCAGATGAAAATGCTGACGATGTCAAGGATGAGGTAATCAAGAAACTCGAAGCACGTATCGCCACGCTCGAACAGAACGAGCAAAAGAAAAACGATGATGATGCAACGAAAGAATTGGTTGCCATGGCACAGAGAGCAACTGCTGTGATGGATGAATTATCTGAGCAGTATGATGGAGTCTTTGGAACTTATGATGAGTTACCAAGATTCCCTGATGGAACTGTCATTCCTAACAGTCCTGAAAATCTTGCTCGTAACCAAGTATGGGGATTAGTTCGAACCTTAACAGACGCAGGGACAGACTTCGATACTGCGATGTCTATTTCCTTGAATGCCTTTAAGGGAGAACACTTGGAAAAAAGTGCTGAACGGAATTTAGCAGTAAAGTTGAAACGGAGTGCAAAGAAAGTGTCACCTAAACGTCACTCTACGTCTGCAACCACTAAGGCCAAAGACTTAGCGGGTGTCGTGAGGGAAGGACTAAAGAAACACGGACGAGTGTAACGTAACGTTTTATTAACTTTTAGGGGAAATTAACATGGAAGCTGAATTCGCACAGGCATTAGACATTTGGAACCTGACGCTCCAGCATCTTATGACTGACAGACCTGCTCTTGCCAACTTCGCCTATAACAAATATCAGTTCTTCAACTTGTTTTTCAAAAATGCGGTAAAGGTAAAGGGTGGTGACCATCTTGAAGGTCATATCACTTTGGAGTCCGAAGGTAATGCTGGTCATGTTGGTGTTTGGGACACTGATACGTTGGTGAAAAAGAACATCGACAGAAAGTATACTATGAACTGGCGACAAGCCAAGGGTGGTATGCTTTGGAACTTGATGGAAACATCGCTTAACAGTGGTGAGGAAAAAATCGCTGATGTTCTTGAGATTCAATATGAGTCTGCTATCAAAGACATCATAGACGAGATTTACCTTGCTATACTGACAGGCCCAACAAGTGCCAACGATAGAACGAGTCCTTATTCCGTATTTAGTTGGTTGCCATTCGGTACTGCTTCAAGTACAGGTGGATGGACGGGCTATAGCGGTCACTATAATGATGGTGGTGGTGCTTCTGCTGCGACCTTCAACAAGGGTGGCATTGCTTCGTCTTCAACTGAGAATACCAATTGGGCTACGTACTACGCTGACCACGCTGGATTGATTGATGAAACTCTGTTGGAGTATGTTGACAGGGCGATTCGTAAGTTGAACTTCCAAGCACCGATGATTCCTACGACCGTTGGCGAAATGAATGGTAACATCGACTTCTCGCTTACAACTAACGATAACGTTATCAGTAAGCTGAACCGATTCTATGCCATGAGTGACGACAACATGGGATACAACCGTGATTCGCATTGGGGCGTTCCAACAATCAAATCCATTCCGTTGGCCTATGCTGACATTCTTGATACTGCTCGTACTTCGGTATACGGTACAGACCCGGTCATTGGTTTGAACCATGATAGTATCAAACCTGTCATTCATAGGGATTGGAACTTCAAGGAAATAGATGGTAAAGACCCGAACAGGGCTGTTGTATTGCAGAAGCTTATCTATCTGCGTTACCAGATTTGGTGTAAGAATCCGAAGTTTGCTGGATTCCTGATTTCTCAGCACCCAAGTTCTTAATCATAGGCAATGTTAACAATTTGTAGAGAGGATTAAACTATGGCACTTATGAGTTTTGGTGGTATTCCTAACGCAGAAGGTCAGAAGGTTCGGGTCTATTACGAAGGTTCCGACCAAGTGTACAAAGGTATGGCCCTTGCTTATAATCAAGATACAACTGACAACTGGTTGAATGTTGATAAAGCTGACTACGCTGCTGAGTATGACAGTTCTACAGCCGAAGGTAACCAGAACGAAGGTAAGGTAATTAGAGTAGAGAAACCTGCTACTGCTAATTTGAAGTTCCTTGCTGGTTTCGTTTGTGGTGGCTTTAACGTTGGAAAAACTGGCCCATGCGAAGTAGATGTCTGGGTACCGAACGGAGCAATAGTTGAGGTACGCGGTACTGAGTCGTTCACAATTGGTGACAGAATTTATGTTGCTGATGGTGACTACGAAGTCACTAACGTTCCGCAAGCTGGTGGTTTCTGTGGCTACGCCATGGAAACAGTTGACCGTTCCAGTGCTGAGGGCATACTGTTGGCACGTGTATTCCATCCACAGGCAACTGATGAGATGAATGTCACGGAGTCAGTGACAAGTTCTCCAAGGGCTGTTACTGTAGCTGACGCTGGTACGGTGTTCGACAATTCCGGTGCTACTGGGGCAGTGACATTTACATTGCCAACTGCTGCAAGTGCGAAAGGGTTGGAATATACCTTTAGTATCGTTGTTGCACAGGACGTCGTGATTGACCCTAATGGTGGGGAAGTAATCTATGTCGGAAACGATACTGCTGCCTTTGCAACAACCAATACCTTAACCCTTACTCCTGCTGATGCCTGTGATATGGGTATGAACATCACCCTTGTCAGTAATGGTACAGGATGGGTGGTCAAATCGGCTAACCTGATATCGGCTGCGAAGTTCGTCATTGGCTAACAATGTCTGGTTTGGGGCATACCATAAAATGCCCCTTTACTTTTATTTCAGAGGGATAGTTATGAGTCAAGAGAAGACAGTTAATTTAACAACCAGACCGAAAGACATTACGATTGATGTCACTGGTGTTATCAAGTCGTTTGAAGGTAAGACCCTTCAAGACACAGATGAGCATGGTAAAGCATGTGATGCTTCGGTAAGGATTAGTATCGTTAATGGATTACTTGCACATCTTCCACAAGACATAGGGACAGTAAAATTGCAGAAGTACTTGCTGGCTAAGAAAGTATTCCATGCTGACAAAGTGGAACTCAATCAGCAAGAACAACAATTGATTATGCACAGTGTTATGACAGTATTCTCTCCGATGGTTATCGGTGGGATTCACGAATTGTTTGAGACAGCAAAACGTTAACTGTCTCTGCTGTGGACAGTGTAATCACGGTCACGCTGTCCACGGATTTTTTATTTGGAGTTATTATGGCAAAGCTTACAGTATCATTTAATGACCTTTACACAAAAGTGAGTGAGTTTCTGGGATTAGGTTCAAGTCCTACAGGGACAGACCTTACTAAAGTAAAGGATATTGTTAAACGCGGATACCGTATGTTTCTTTATCCTGTAGACCAATTAACAGGTGACATACATCATTGGAGTTTTGTCAAGCAATTTTATACACTTAACATAACTAACGGAAAGTGGAAGTACTTATTGCCAGAAGACTTTTCTGATATGATTAGTGCTCCTGCTTTTGCTGATGATACTGCTTATCCGCCTTTAGTTAAGGTTGGGCCAGAACAGATGCGTGAAGCAAGGTCACTTAGTACATCGATTGGATTCCCGAAACAGTATGCGTTGGCACCTTTTAAGTATGACTTACAAACAGGAACACGTTATGAGTTTTGGGTAGACCCAGACCCTGACGGTTCTTATGTTATAAACTTTTGGTACCGGATAGACCCGGATGCACCAAGTGATGATGCTGACTTACTTGTTGGTGGTATACGTGGAGCAGAAGCATTGATAGAATGTTGCTTAGCGAAAGCTGAACAGCAAGAAGATGATAAGGTTGGAATGCATACTGGATTAGCGAAGGAAGCATTACAGTCGTTGATTATGACTGACATCAAAGATACGAGTGACTTCCTTGGTAATTTGGCTCATGGCAAACCAAGTCCGTATCGTTGGTTCAATGCAATACCAAAAAATAATTCCGCAGATAACGTCTACGTAGGCGATTAGGATGAAAGGCCCATGGAAGGGGAATGTAAATTTTTTAACCCATAGTAATAAGGAGTATAGTAATGAGTGCACACAATTGGTTTTTAACAAAGAAGAAAGCTTTTGTTGAGTCTGGAACAAAGAACTTGACCACAGCGGCTGGGGAAATCACATACACTGCTAAGACAGGTCGTGTTGCTGATAGTTTTAAGTTTGACAGAGTTATTCGTGTCACGACTACTGCTACTTTTGATATGACAATCACTGTTCCTGACGGTGTGTTTTATGGTCAGAGACTGTTGGTCATTTTTGAAGTAGAAGCGTCCAATGAGACTGTTGATGTAACCACAACTACAGGTGATAATGCTACACAAATGACTGCTGCTGGTGATTACTCTCTGCTTGAGTGGCATGGTTCTACTCTTGGTTGGGCAGAAGTCGCAAACTGTGCAACATAATCTTAAGGTGACATTATGTACGAAGGTGCAGAACAAAGAATACGAAGTGGTGGTGGCTCCGCAAAAGTCACCATTGCTTCTAACGTTGGTCAGGCAAGTTCTGTAGGTTGTGCTGGATTTTGGGTAGCACCCCGACAGGGCAATACTGGCCTTATTAAAATGAATATTGGTGCTGCTGCTACGGCTGATTTAGGTATTGAACTTAATGAAGTTTCTGCTGGCGGACCATTATGGGTGCCACTTAATGATATATCGTTGGTTCAGTTTTATGGTGGAACTGATGGTGACATCATTGATATAACGTACCTGAAAGGATAGTGACATGGCGGGTAGAGGAACAACAATCTCTCGTAACTTTGACAAATTTAAAAAGCAAGGTATGAGTGACGATGAGGCCATGCTTAAGGCAATAGGTCTTAGCTCTAAAGCAGTTCTTCGAGAAGCTGCCAAGAGAGCAAAGGATAAGAAAAGACGAACAACTTCCAGATTATATATGGCTTTGACAGGAAAGCTTAAACCAAAAAGTCACTCTCCTGCTGGACGAAGATATCTAAAACGCAGACGAAGACATCTAAAACGCAAAGGATAAATCATGGCAAACTATGAGTTCGTGTTACCAATTAAAGGATTCTCAGAAGGATTCCCTGTACACAGGGCAGTTCCATCTACATCTGGTTACATGAACAATGTCAGAATAATTTGCGTATTAGATAAGAAGTACAGAATATGTCAGCGACCTGCTTTAGTTAAGTGGGGTGCTGGTACTCAGATAGGTGGTGCAGAGCAACCTGTGGTTGCCATGTGTACTGTCAGTTCGGTGAATTAAT